CTTGGTTAACTGGTTAAAATTCTCGATGGCTACGGCTGGCGCTGCGATAACAGCGGCTGGCATATACTTGGCTTCTGCCGCGCACGGCAGTGAGAAGCAACAGACCAAGGCAATCGAAGATGGCGTAACGAAAAATCTTCATAAGTTCGCGCCAGCGGGATCATATGAAACGAAAGAAGTTCGATCGTTCTGCGGGTCGTTTTATAGAACGCGGCTCAACAAGAGCGATGAGGCCCAGTTGACAAAAATCGTGGTCCGCAACTGTAACGAATCCAAATTGATGCCATAGAAAAGCGCCGAAGCGTTCTTCACTTACATAAGATTGACTTCGATCAACTATGGAAAAGCGACCCTGTCATCCCTTAGAATGACTCGACTTACTCCGGAAGCTTTGCTTATCTGCAAGTAGGGCAGGTACAGGGGGTGAGGAAATGCGCAAGTTAGCTTATTTGCTTTTGGCTATAGTTATTTCTGGGTGCGCGAGCTATCCGCCTCCCTATTACGAGAATGTATATTCTCAGCCCGCATTCGCGCCGCCGCCTGTTTATTCATCCTATTCCGCGCCGCCGCAGACTTCATATAGCAGCAGATCATATAGATCATCGACCTATCGTGCCCCGCGAAACGCCAGAAATCCGGCGACATGTCGGCGGTATTATCTAGGACCGCGAGGCGGATGCTACTACATCAATTAAAACGGCAATAAAACTTACGTCGATAGAAGCCTTTGCAGATAGGGCTCTGAGCGCCCTTTCTTTTTTCCAGTTTAGTCGATCTGCACTGAAGGGTCATTCACCGTAACAGATGCAAGCATCGCTTCAGCTTCTGCCCAGTCTTCGTCCGTGACTTGAGGCATCTGCTTCTTGTCCATTTTCTGGAGAGCAGCATTCATGCTCACGATCTCGTACATGCTCATTGTGTCAATCGCTCTTGGATCGACACCTGCGCGGACGAAAGCCGCTCGATATGACCCGAACTCTATGCGGTCGCCGGGGCTTCCCCGGCTTTCCGCTCCCCCGAGTTGATCTCTCCGACGCCGTGGAATGCAGCATTGAGAATTGCTTGAGCAACGGTTTCGGGGCTGTTTGGCCCGGTCACCAATGGAATAGACGCTTGTTCTTTGCCGACATACATATCAACAAGTCGCTTCGCTTCGACCGCGCCTGTACCTCCGCCAATTAAGCCCAGCCTGATGATGTGGTAAAGATCGCCCCAAAACCAGACGCCCATCACGACACGCTGATAAATAGCGCCTACACCGACTTTGCCGCACTGATGTTCCAGCTCTTCGATTTCTTTCCCACGCAGGGCGAAGAGGTAGTCCCCATCGCCCCACGTCAGAATAACCTCAGCCTTTAAGTTTGGGCTGCTCATCAATCACCTCAAGCCGCCACAACCGGCAAAGACTGTTCCGACTTCGTATTGATGGAGCCGGAAGCATTTGTTGCTGTTTCAACCACATGCAGGCGTTTATCTACATCACCCGCTGCCGGGGTGTAACTGGCCGTCGTGGCGCCACCGATTGCAACATTATTCGCAAACCACTGGTAAACGAGAGACGGCGTGCCGGTATATGTTCCAGGCGTGGCAGCAAATGCAGCGGACTGTACAGGCGCTGTTGTCGGGATGGCAACGCCAGAAGTGACGCTGGGCGCTGGCGGGATGGATACCCAATCTGGCTGACCATCGAAAATGATTGTGCCGGAGTTGGTATAGCGGCCACGATCCGAGCTCTCTTCGGAGTACTCGGTGAGCAAAGCCGGGCCTTCCCAATATCCCTGATTAGGAGCGCCGATGTTGCGATACCAACGAACCCAGCGCATATCGCCGTTCATCGAATAATCGTCCCAGACAGGGAGAGCCACATCAGCAAGCGTTCCGGTGAAGGTGAGTGTCATGCGCTTAGAAACCGCGTCGATGCCCAGCCAGATCACGGCCTCAGGATCATCGCACGGCGGCAGAGCGACATCATTGGTGTTGGTAGTCACCGCACGGGTCAGACCCGTGATGCCACAAGGAGCGGAAAAGATCGAACCTGCTGGCGGAACACTGTCGTTGTCGTTGACGACAGGACCGATGAGGAGCTGCTGCTGACCAAATTTAACGGAATACTTTTCTCGTGCCATGGGTTTTCCTTTCCATAACAAAACGCGCCGTCACCTAGTCGGCGCGGCGTCATGGCTGGTTGAATGATTAATGCTTATTGGGGCTGAATGACTGTTATCGAAAACTGACACCACGAATGCCATTGATCGGCTTCGTCGTTATCTTTGACGCACTGTGTGCCTGTCCATTCGCACTCGATAACGTCTAGGCCATCAGGATCGAATGTCTCCATGGCTTTCACTATCGCGGCGGCTATATCGAGTGCCCTATCCTCACCCGCGTAGAATGGGCCTGTTGACGTGGCTTTCTTCGTTTCCGCGAAAGCATGTAGGGTGACTGTTACGGTTGCGCCATTCCAGCAGGTGGCTTCGTATGGCGAAGCTATTGGGCTGCCATACCTGACAAATGGCCACTTGGGGCTTGCTGGCGGTGACATCGCATAGATGCGATCAGCAGGCACGAGAGATGTCAAAAGAGCATCGGCAAAGAGGTGGTCAACAATCGCAGCCTTAAGAGGTCTGGAAAGATCAACTGCCATCGCGCACCACATTCCCAGCCTTATCGACCGAGTAACCGTCTGGCTTTTCAATGACATTGATCAGGCCAAGTGAAAGACCGGCTTCAATGCAGGCTAAAGGACGATAGCCAATCGATCCATGTGGAAATGTGATCATAACGTTGGGCTTAGGCTTCCAATCAAACCGTTCGCCCGTCACCTGAAACCACCGGCTGGAGAGCTGCGTGGCAACCTCTTTAATCTTCTTCGCCATCGTCTTCCTCCGTGGAGTTGTCCTTGGTGCCGTGGATAAGCCAATAGGAACTGGCAGGATCTGATCGAACGCTTTTGGCTTTCCATCTCTGACCACGCGCCACGACAATGCTGTCACTGTCTGGCACAACCGCGATACCCGCCTGCAATACCAGCAGTTTAACGTCCTCAGCGGTATATCCAGCTGACTGACGCATCGCTTCATCGCAACGATCAACCTGAACCTTGCAAGGGATAGTCGTTTCCTGCGGTATTTGAACTCCACCGGGGCCACGCACCATCGTGACAGTGATTAACTGCCCGTCGCCATAAATGTCAGAGAAGACGTCACCGAACAGCTGCTGAATGTCGTCAGTGTCGAGAAGGCCCGCCATTACAGGCCTCCGAAGACACCGGGCCAGCCATAAGCCGGACCTTGCCAATCTTTCGCATAGCCGGAAACACAGCCGCCGATTGCGCCGATGGCAACACGCGGACCGCCCTTCACCATCTTCAGAAGCTGGAAGAAGTAAGCCCCGCACTTGGTCTGGGATAACCAGTCGCCATAATTCATATTGCCAGCGGCTTTCTGGAAGCGTGTGAGCGTCAATTCACCTGACTTGATGGATTGATACTGCGCGCGTCCCGAAGCCTCTGAGCGGCTCTCTGCGTCCGTCCCTAAGCCATCCATCGTCATGAGGTGACATGTGTAGGCGATCCAACCTTGCTCATAGAGCTTTTCAGGCCATGACTGATCGACAAAGACAGACGCCATATCGATGTAGCTCTGCACAATGGCATCATCGACAGCGGCAAATTGTGGTTTTAACTGCTTGAAACGGGCCGGTGTGAGGTTATCGTAAGCCATGATCAACCTGCCAGTGCAGCGTCAATCCGCTTCTGCAACTCGGCGGCATCCCACTTGTGAAAGAACTTCTTGCCAGTCAGTTCCGTGTAATCCTTGCGCAATTTCGCAAGTTCCGGATCAACCTCTTTTGTGGCGTCTGCTTTCTTTGCAGCAACAGGTTTCCCGTTCTGCCAATTGCCGACCGGTTCAGCGGGTGGAACAGATGCCGTCTCAGACAACTGGAAATAGCCAATGGTGCGATAAAGCGGCAAATGAAGCGGATCAACATCAACCGTAATCTCGCCGCGA